GAATCCATGCGAGTGTTCGACACCCACTCGGCCACGATCCCATCGAACGCAGTGTCATAAAAGGCCTGCGTACGGCCCTCTTCTGTGGGGCGAGGGCCGATGACCCGACGCACCACCCTGTCCTTGAAGAAAGCATCCGACACTTCGATCGACAACAGACGATCGATCTCCTTGTCGAACGAATCGAACGAGGTGATCATGTTCTCCAACGACTGCGCAGCAGACACAGCAATGTCCTTGGCGTTACGAGTGTGACGCACAACGAACCCAGTGTGCGCAGCCCACGGAGTGAACGTGTTCTGACACACCCACAACTGATTCATGTACTTGACACCCAACGGGTAGCGCCCATTGTGTGACGTGTACAAGCCCATGTAGCGGGTCATCTTGTCGGTGCTGTCACCATCCTTGCGGACAACCTTGACAAGGTCACGGAATTCGATGACAAGGAAGACGATCTGTCCGCCCCACAATTCGACAGCCGACACAGGATGCGCATCACCACGAGCCTTGAACAGCACGTCAGCGTACTGACCAAGCACCTCATTCTGCACCTCACCATACCCATCACTATGCATACCAAGGATACGACGCTTGTCGGTACGTACGATCGCAGCATGATCCTCGGCACATTCCATGTCGATGCCCATGTCAGCAAGCGTGCGCTTCTCCACTTGCCAGTTAAGCCCTGCTTCGATGAGTAGACGACGACCATCTCGCACGTCGTCACCGATCTGCACTTTTGTGCCGACCACCTCGCCTTTACTGTTGACTGAATCTCCGAGGCCGTGCCAAGGGGCTTCTCGGAAAGCCCCGCTGGTCACACCTCCCATCACACCATTCTTATCTGCACCCATGACATTTCCTTTCTGTTGTTGTTTAATGTGACCTTAACTCAGACCTTGTTAACTTCAACGTCATGACTCCACTCGCTGACATCCTGAATCTCACAGTTGTCACCGAGGTCGTCGCCCACGTTGTCCTTGTCACCATCCGCCTCACCGAAAGCATCGATGATCAGATCCTTAACCCGCTCCTTGGTCATTGACCGAGGATGCTTCACGTTAACATCATACTGATACGTGATAACAACTTCGATACGATGCTCCGACTCTTCCAGAAACGGATCACTCAACGTACCATCCTCCACCAACTCACGTGCATGCTGAATGTAGGCTTCACTCGTCTCATCGATAGCCTCCTCACCGACGAGGTCGGTCAAAAACTTATCGAAAATCCACACGACACGAGCATACTGCTCACGCCTATTCTCGGCAGTGGCCTGCTTGAATTCTAGTTGGCTAACCAGCCGACGTAGATCATCGATCTCTTCACGTTGGCGCAGATTCTCTGTCATCATAGTTTCCATTGTATCTCCTTTGTATTTAAGTTTACCTTAATCAGACTCGGACAACAAAGTCCGAGACACCAATCAACCGACGAGCATAACCCTTGGCAGACAGATCCCCAATCACAGGGCCGTCAGCCAGCATCCACTCATCAGTCACGTCAGCATCAACGACAGCCACGCTAGCGTCAACACCGAAGAACTCACGCAACATCTCCGCCGACACGGGCTGACCCTTGCGACGAGACGTGACCACAGCGATCTTCCCGCCACCCATTAGGTGACGATGCTCATCGCCACGATCAGACGATTCGTTATGCGAATACGCATAGTGAAACCCTGACGAGATCCTCGCATCATGTCGATGCAACTGCAACGGATTTTTCGTGTAACCGTACGTCGTCACGCCAGGCAGAATGCCAAGGCTCGGCAAGAACCTATGCCAACCAAGGTCAGAGTTCACGTCAGGACGAAACAGAATCTCACCATGATTACGCACAGCCCGCCCAAGTTCCCAACCGATCCGCTGCACAGCGAACAACGGAGCGTCAGCGAGAAAGTCAGTACGCCACAGCCATGCACGACGCACACTGTCGTAACGTCCGTTCCCGTTGTTGAGAACACACACCTTAGTGCAGTCGCCAGCCCACGGACACAGATTGTACCTCTCGTGAATCTGTTCGTGTGCCAGCGTCAGACCATACGATGGGATGGACGCTGCTTCTAGTTTATGGTTGTGCTTAGGGGCGGTGAGCATGTCGGCAACGACAGGCTTAAAGCCCCGACCCGCACGTGCCTTGATTAGTGCTTGCTCGCTACCGTAGGGCGGTAGTTTCTGGCCGTGTTTGCCACGCTCGTACCCATCGACAAGCGCCACGTTTAAACCATCTGTGTTAGTGAGCAGAGACGCAAGCGTCTGCTTTCTAGTTACTGTAACTTGCATGTTATCTCCTTTGATTTAATGTGAACTTAAAGTGATCCGCTGCCAGGGATCATACAATCTTCCTGCACCCACTGAAAGAGTATCACATAATCGAACGCATCGGTAGGCGCATCGCCCCACGACAGTCCGCCAGTGCAAGCATAGCGTACACCACCAATCTCGCACACTGCAACCTCTCTACTCTCAGAGTAGCACATCTCTATCGCATCGACAATCACTTGTCGAATCAGCGTAGCCCTAGAGAACTGTTCGTCGTCATCCTCGGGCAACAGAGTAAACCAATCGTGCTCATCCGCAAAGTCTACAAGTTGCTTATCTGTCACCTTAGCCAGACCATCAAGCCAGAACGATTTATCCTGATCGATCCTAGCGTAGGCTAGCGTCATGTCAGCACCCATCTTATCTCCAATCTAATTTAAGGTCAACTTAACTATTCAACGTAGCAACACGACCCAACCTATGGAAAGAACGTGTATCAATCACGCCATTCACAACAGGGTAGGCGGTAGCCCACACTACAAGACGATCAGGCATCTCCTCTTCGAAAAGATTAATGTCCCAATCATCATTAAACGCACACCAATAGTCACCATCGAAGTTATCACCAAGCCCCTTGATCAGACCAAGAGCAAAGTTATACATTCTCAAACGCAACTCTTCTGTAATCATCTCATCTCCTTTAATTAAGGTCACCTTAAACCCGACCCCTCTCAATACCAATAATCAAAGCATCTTCAATGTCGATGCCATGACCATCATCATCATACCACACACCATTATCCTTGTCAAACCAGTAGCCAGACTGACCAGCCCACGTCTCTACCGTATCGAAGCCACGCTCCGCAAGGAAGCGTGCGACCATCTCCTCATCATCCATTTAAGGTCACCTTAACTCTCAGTGAACACAGCATACATACCCGACCGATAACGATCAGTCTGCACGCCAACATGCTCATCAGGGATAGCGACGACACGAACCCTAAACTTACGTGCGCCCACCTTATGCACCGTCTCATAAAGAGAACGACTGAACCCATAGTCATACGCCAAAGGCGCATTAGTCATCACTTTCATCTCATCTCCCATTATCAAGCGACACAGCGTAAGCAGTGGCGCACAGAAACACAAACTGTACCACAATAAACCAAGGCATCACATCTCCTCTCTAATTTAAGGTCACCTTAAGTGGGGTTCGGCTTCTTTCCCATGCCCACGTCACAACGTCAACAAGTACGACTATGGTCGACGCACTCTCCCCTGCAATCGTAGCACGATACTTCACCTCATTTAACCCTCGGCTGGACACGCCGAAAGCCCCACTCTTAAGGTCACCTTAACCCAACACTTCAGCACCACGAAACGGGATACCCTCATTCTCCATAAGGAAACGAGACTCAATCTCCCAATCCACATGATCACTGTCGCAGCCACGACGACTATCAAGAGCCGTGAGATAGTTAATGTACTCTTCTGTCATGATCTCTCCTTTAATTTAAGTTCACCTTAACTTACTTCGGGACGACGACGTCCCCCAACACTTCCCCATCCATACCATACGACGTAATAGTCTCGCACAATACGTTAAGGAACACTTCGATCGCACTCAATTGACCACGAAGACGATCACTCTCACGAGGGCTAGCATTAGGCGGGACAAAGTAGATACCCTTCACAAAGTGAGTATCGTAAATCTCCCTTGCTATCTCTCCAACAGTGGTCGCCTTGCTACTGGCGACAATAGCCATCCTTAATCTCCTCTCAATTTAATGTCACCTTAACTTCACACTAGATAGACTCCCGCTACCATCAGTGGCCAGCCTGACCATAGCACGCTAGGCGACATGCTACAGACTCTAGTCATCAATAGGCATAACGGTAGCAGAAGACTACCTATGTACCCCCTTGCGAGGGAGCGGACAGAAGAGGGAGCGACCCTCGCCAACCTTTCGGTCTGGCCTCTCCCCCTTTCGGGGGAGAGTACCATCCTTCCTATCAGGCCTTAACAGTGGCCTTCTCTGCCATCTTAGCAACCCGATCGGCAACGTACATTGCCAGAGCCTTAAGGTCGCTCTCATTCAGTTCGTCGACCAGTTCGCACACTTTCCCGAACTTGTCCTCTGTCACCACTGCCACGATAGCAGTGACCTTCTCACCTTCCACACTCTTGCCCTTGGGAGCCTGATCCTTCGGATCGACCTTCGCAGGATTGAGAACCTTCAGAGCCTTATCCAGCGAGCCTAGCCGTGCCACAAACTCCGCACTGTTCGAATCCTTCGGGAACTGGCCCGCCTTCTTGGCAGACGTGAACTCCTTGTGAACCCGACCAGCCAACGAAAGTTGCGCACCGAAAGAACCTTCCTTCACTCGATCCTGCCACTCCTTCGGGAGAACACTGTAAAGATCCTTCGCAGTCTTCCCCGCAGGCTTGGCCAGTGAAAGTGCCAGATACTGATTCGAGATCAGTTCCAAGGCTCCCTTATGATCCTTCCAAATTTCCTTGGCAAGATCCTTCCAAGTGGCCAGAGTGTAAACAGTGGTAGTGGACATTTCGTCCTTCCTTTCACCTATGTAGTTTGTCATCTTCTTCTGATACCCTCCCCTCCTTCGGGGCTTCCGATTAAGTTGGTCTTAACTGTCCGCCTCGAAATAGGTAGGACAGTGCTACCAGACCAGCCAGAATTGGGGTTTATCCTGCTCAGCCCCTGTAAACGGTCAGGGCTATTCTGCCCTGCCGTGATGCGAGGGGGGCGTATAGGGGGGTACCCATGCACACATAAAAAGGAGTCCCTCAAGCCAGAGCCAAATCCGTAGCGGATATGGGGTGGGGTTGGGTTAGTGGTAGCCTTTGGGGGCGATGGTGGTTCTTGCTTGTATGCAGGGTTTATATATGGCGATGGCTACGCTGTAGGTTTCGCTGTCGCGGTCGAAGGTGGTGGCTAGGTGGACGTATTTGTCGTCTTCTCCGACGAGGTATCCGCAGGTGAGGATGTGTCTGGCGGGGTGTTTGGTGTTGAGGTCGTACCATTCGTCTTCGATGGCGAAGGTGTCGGTCCATTCGATGAGTTGGATTTTGGGTGCTTTTACCATTTGCTTTTGTTTGCCCAGTAGGCGGCGCTCATTGGCCCTTTCGCGATGTTGGCGGCGTGTCGGGCTTTCCAGTTGGCTCGTCGTTCTGCTTGGTCTGCCGTTTCGCCACGGCGATACGGCGACCCTTTGACACCCTGTTGGCCGTAGCGGATTAGTTTGGTTTGGTCTTTGACTTTGGCTACGACAGCATGTGATTTGGTTGGGTGTTTGGGGGTGCGGACTGGCTGGTTGTAGCGGGTTGCACCGATTTTGGTAAGGCGGGGGTCTCTAGCGGCTGCCACGGGTTTTCCTTTCGCTGGCCATGCCGATGGCAATGGCCTGCTTGCGAGACTTCACCTTTTTACCTGAAGAGGATTTAAGGGTTCCTGCCTTGAACTCTTTCATAGTTTTCTTCATGCCAGGCATGTCAGTAATCCATGTTCTGTCGACGCACGCTCTTACTGGTGGTCTTCTTGGCGGGGGCCGCCTTATGGCTCGCCCCCTTCATCAGGGAGCCGTCAGGCATACGATGGTAGCCTTTGGGGACGGACGCGGGACGCTTCCCGCGGACGGAGGTCTTCTTCTTTGCTGCCATTGTCGTCGCTCCTGTCGTCGCTCTAAGTATGGTTACTGTATCCAGCCACGGCGCTGGGCTAGTGGCTGGATAACTGTATGGCCCCTATCCCTAGCGTTACACGTTACCTCGTGAACATGTGAAACAGGAACCATGAGGTAACGAATGGATCCTGTTGTTGATGGCACTAGAAGAAAACATGCTGGATACCCGCCAAGAGGCGTACATTGGTTGGCTCTGCACGCCACCCCAGGAACGCGAACCGTCATCCAAAGAAGCGTATGCTGCCAGTATCGGCGTAAACGTAACTACGCTCCGCCGATGGGAGAAGAAAGAAGTTTTTCGCAAAGCCTGGCAGTCCCGTGTGGATGATGTCCAGGGCAGCCCTGAGCGCAGCCAGCGGCTGCTGGACACCCTGTACGACCGCGCCATTGGCGGCGACATCAAGGCTGCCCAGTTGTATTTGCAGGCGACGAATCGGATGGCTCCTCCTACGGTGACTGTGAAGTCGGAGAAGGGGGCTACGGAGTTGTCTGATGCGGAGTTGGATGAGTTGATTGGGATGATGGCTGCACGTGAGCGTGACGCTCGGGGGCAGCATCTCAAGGCGATGTAACGATGGCAAGTTTAATTGAGTGTTTGTACTGCGGTGAGGAGTATCCGCCGATTGCTTGTCGATGGCGGTGTCCGAGTTGTGGGGGCAAGGATTCTTGTTGTGAAGGTGAACCCCGTTTCAAATCCGAGGACGATGACGAATGAGTATTTCTAATTACCTTGAGAACGCGCTGCTGGACACGCTTCGCGCTCAATCGTTTTCTGTTGCGAACGTGTATTTGAAGTTGCATCTTGGCGACCCTGGCGAGAACGGTACGGCTAACGCTGCGACAGAAGCAACACGTCAGGCTGTCACGTTTAACGCTGCCAGTGGCGGGAGCATGGCTTCGAGTGCGGCTGTGACGTGGACGAATGTCAGCACGACGGAGACGTATACTCACTGGTCGGCTTGGGATAATGTGACTGCTGGTAACTGTTTGTGGTCGGGTGCTTTGTCGGCCAGCGCCTCTGTGGCTGCTGGCGACACGTTCCAAATCACTTCGCTGACCCTGACGTTGGACTGAGGTAACTGATGGCTACGAACTTTCCGACAAGTCTTGACGCGCTGACGAATCCTGTTGCTGGCGATAGCCTGAATTCGCCGTCGCATGCTGGGCAGCATGCTGACGCGAATGATGCTATTGAGGCGTTGCAGGCAAAGGTTGGTGTCAACGGCTCTGCTGTCACAACTAGTATTGATTACAAGTTGCGGAACCTTGACGGTTCCGCAATTACAAATGGAACTATTACTGGCGCGATTGTTGATCGTTTGGAGGAAAACTGGAATATCATTGTTACGTCAGCAGTCGGAACAATTAACTTGAATGTTTTGACTGCAAGTATCTGGTATTACCAAGGCAATGCGGCGTCGAACCTAACAATTAATGTTCGCGGAGATGGTTCCACTACTCTAAATAGCCTTCTTGCTGTTGGCGATTCCATTACCGTAGTATTCGCAAATACAAACGGCGCGCAGGCATACTACCCAAATGTTTTTCAGATTGATGGTTCAACGGTAACCCCGAAATGGCAGGGCGGTGCGGCCTATACGGGCAGTTCATTGTCAATTGACGTGTATGTTTATACGATTGTCAAGACGGCGGCCACGCCGACGTATACGGTGTTTGCTTCTGGCACAAAGTTTGCGTGACGTATGCCGTTGATTGGTTCGTTGGGTGGGGCTTCCGCTAGGGGTTTTGGTTTTGGTCTTGCTTCTGGCGGGGCTGGTGCAATGACTGCAATTGCATCAGTTGCAGTTGGGGTGGATACGGCTACTGTCACATTTTCGTCTATACCATCTATTTATGATGATTTGCGAATTTCCGTATACGAGTATGGTGACCCGACATATTCAACCAGCGCCGCCATTAGGTACAACAGCGACAGCGGGAATAACTATTCACAGACATCGTTGTTTGGCGAAAGCACTTCCATCGGCTCTTTCGGCGCAATAGACCAACAGACAGCAAGCGGATTGTCAATCCAAGTCAACCAGTGGTCAACTGCTCATGTTATTGAAATTTATGATTACAAAAATACTTCCAAGTTCAAAACTTCACTGACCAGAAGCGCCTATGAAGGAACAGCAAATAATGGCGGCTACGCCATGCAAATGGGTTTGTGGCGTTCGACAAACGCTATTACGTCAATTCAGTTCAGTATTTCTTCAATAAGAAACTTCGACCAAGGCTGCGTGTTCGAATTGTATGGCGTTAAGAGGAAAGCCTAATGGCATCTTTTGAAGCAATCGCAACTATCAATGTGACATCTGGCGTAAATAGTGTCACGTTTTCTTCTATTCCCGCTACCCACAAACATCTTCAAGTGAGGTGTTTGTTGAGAACGGACGGTTCTGTTGGTGGCAATACGCCATTGATTCGCATGAATGGCGAAACATCAACTG